TCCAATTTCAGTGCCTGCATCAGTGATGGTGATTTTGCCATTGGCATCAATTGATACTAGAGCAAATTCAGTGATGGCTTCTGCTGCCACAAATGATTCAACAATATTTTGAGTTTGCATGATTAAACCCCATACGCTTGGTTATATTCAGAAGGATTTGAAGTTCTGAACTCAGTCAGTGCTTGACTGTAACTAAGTCCTTTATCTTCACTTAATTTCTTAATCTTAAGATTGATTGTTTCTTTGGTGATCTCTTGACCACTTGCACCGTGTCCAATTGTGTTCATTGGTACAACGCTGTTGTTTTGACGTTCACTGAACATTGCCCAAAAAGAGTCACGCCCTTCAAGTTTCATGTCATACGCTTCACGAGCAACGCTTTCCTCATTAGGTGAGATCTTGCCTTCACTTAGCAATTGTTTCACTGCAGAAGACTTTTCAACTTCGATCTTGTCTTGACGCAATTGTGAGACTTGTTCTCTCAACATTTGGATTTCAGAAAGCAAAGCAGGACTTGCAAGTGATTCACTCATCTTTTGATGTTCTTTCATTTTCTTGTCCTTGTCTTCATCTTCTTCTTTTTTGTCATAGTGCTCATTCATCTTTTCATCATCTGAATGCTCACCAAGTTTTTCATCTTTGTCATGCTCTGACAATTCTTCATTGTCTTGTGCAATCTTAGATTCATTGTCTTCATTCATGGTTTTAACTTGCTTCTCTAGTTGCTTGATCATGTCATCTTTTTGTTGATTCAGATCTTGCTCACGAGTTGCAAAGTCTACAAGATCGTTATGATCCATCGCATCCAACTGGTCTTTTGAATACATGTTCAAATTCTCCTTTAGTGTGACTCTGTCTATTTTGTCAGATTGTTGTGCAGGCCGTGGGGTCAATGTGATTGCTAACAGTTGAGCATCACCAACTTTATCACCACCATCACGCGTGAATATTTCACCGTGTAAATACTCAGGACTAGACCAAAGTATTCCACCAGCTTCATTAACTACTTTAAGGCCCCTCTCATTATATGCAGGCACTGCATACAAACCATCATCCTTAAGTTCGAGGTCTACAATGACACCCAATGCATTACCTGCATCAGGCCCTTGAATACCATCTTGAAAAGGGCTTGTGGCATGTTGCCAATCAATGATGACAGGGTCAGATTCTTTACGCATGTTAAACACACGAACCATTTCATTTAATAGTTCATGGTCAATGGCATCACCAAGGGGTGCACCATTCATGCGTGAAGAGACTTGGCCCATTGAGAGAGTTTTGAACGGTCTGCCTATGGTTAAACCATTGGGCACTTCATACGTTCTAATTTCGTTCAACTGCAATGCTTCTGCATATGCAGTCAATGACGTTGCTTTTGAATCAGCTGTGTTCATTTGTTTTACCGTTTTTCGTGCATATGAATATCCTGCATCACCACCCCATAGATTCCAAGCTTGCCAACCTTTGCCTTGATCAGACCAAGTGGACCCTTGTTTATCGACTTCATGGCGTGTGAAATAATTCAACATTCTTCTGACAGTATCAGGACTAAGTTGTTTACCGTTAGACAAGTCTCTTGCACGAGCAAGTCCAACTTCTGTACCACCCCGTTGTGAAGGTGGTTTAGTTGCTCGAACTTCAAGTGCACGTTTTGCAGCTGCTTGAACTCCCTTGGGAGGTACAAAGTCAATGTGTGAATACTTATCAGGAATAGCAAGCAATTCACTTTTAGTTTCTTTGTCAGTGCGTTGGGGGTGACCCTTGGGTAGTAAATCCAAATCAGTAGTGTATGATTTCTTGCGTTCACCTGTGCCAACTAGTTTCAAAAAGGCTTTGACTCGTGCCAACGCCCATTGAGTTCGTGAAGACACTTGAGGTCTATGACTTGAAGAGAAGGCACCCGCACCACGTCTGAAGATTGCTTTGAGTGTACCCATATCAATCTGTTTAGACTTTGCACTGTACTTTTCATTATGCTCGTCTTTGTAGTTCTCAAGTGTCTTGATTGCTTGGTCAGAGATTTTGATACCACCTCTTGAACCACTTGCAGAACCCTTTGGATTCTTCTTTGATCCTGTGACTTGATCTTTTTTAGGTGCAGGGGTTTGGGCTTGTGTGCGTTTCTTCTTCACTCTGATCTTCTTAACCATTGGTTTTTTTCCTTCTGATTAAGGTTTCAGCAAGTGCAGCTACACCCTTACCTTTTTGAATTGATCTTTCTTGTGGTGATCTTTCAGCAATTTCTGGCAACTCACCTGCACCAAGTCTTTCACGGATTGCACGTTCGAGGTCATCATCAGGAGTCAACAATCCTGATTGAACAAGACCAGGTAAAACACCAAGTGATTCTGCTAAGTCATCAGTATCAAGACCTGTATGTGTTAAGCGTGGTAATTTGGATGGATCAATATATCCATAGTTCCAACGAATCAAACGCCCAACAGTTCCACCACCCCGCCTATCAGGTCCACTGATTTGACTTGCAACAATATCACACAGATTAATTGCAGCACGTCTAAACATAGAAAGATGCACTTCACCAACTGACCTTGAACCCGTGTCTGAAATACCAAGGTTTGCAAATTGGGCTAAGAATGCTTGACTGATTTGATTGTCACATTCTTTGATGATGTCTAATGGACCTTGTGAATAAAGATTTGGTGTCATTGCATACGCATCAAACTGAATGACAGGTGATTCAACCAAGTATGATTGTTCAGTTGCTAAGAATGCTTGTGCTTGGTCTGCTGCATCATCAATCATCACTGATAGGTCTGCATCAGTCAAACCCTGTTGTTCAGCTTGTGAACGGTCAACTTTGACCTTGGGTGTTGGAATTGCCCAACGTTCAAGACCTACACACATCAAGTTGGAAACACGTTGCTTTGTTCTCCACCACCACCAAACAGGCCGTAACATTCCAACGCCTTCAAAGTTTGACCCTGTTCTATTGAGTGTCAATAAAAGAAGTTTGTTGGCAGGGATAGGTTCAGGTGTGTATGTAACACCAACCACATTTTGGAGAACTCCATCCAAGTGTTGACCATCTTGAGACAACCATCTGTTGTGTGCACTTGGTTCACGGTCTGCATAGTAGTCAAGCCAAACTCGAACCTTACCTTCTGAATCTGGTCCTACCTTGTAGATCTCTTCTGCATATCTGTAACCTAGTGTAACGAACTCCCATAGATAAGTAAGTTGATCCTCAAAGCATGAGGACATTTGACCAGAATAACCATCAAATCCATATGCTTCATTACAATATCGTGCAAGTTCTTCTGATACAGGATCATTCTCAACACCAGGTACAAAACGCCATGTTGCACTTAAGAGTGTCTGTCTTAACATGTGCCATGAACGTCTGACCACAGGATCAGTTTGAAGCATCTCCTCAGCTTCTCGAATCCAATTTAAACCTGTCAGTTTTGGGTTGCGTTCTTTGCCTAGGATCTTACCACCAGACAGTTGCGTGCCTGTGATACCACGGGTTCTGAATCGTGGCAACAATGCCTTCATGTGGGGTTCATCTCTTTTATCATCAATCATATGTGCACAATCATGGATGGATGTTTTTCTATATTGTGTGAAATATAGTTCACCTTGTCAATGATTTAAATTTTTGATATAGAGTGTTTAAGCGTCAAACCAAGATTATTTTTTATTTCTTTAACTATATATAACTATTTATTTAAAGAGAGTAGACCAACCTAGTGATTCTTTTCTTTGGTTTGACGCCTACTTAATCAGACGCTTCAGTTCTGCTTTGACCTCAAGCGGTGTGTATCCCATATCAGTCAAGTGTTTAATGTAGACCTCTTGAACAAGGTCCTTGTGCTTTGGATTTACCTTTTCAATTTCTGTGTTGTTTCTTTTTTCACTTGGATATGCCTTGAGAAACCAACCTCTAATTGTTCTTTTTGAATGCGTGGTCTTGACTAAAAGTCCTTCTCTCTCACATACGTTCACAATCTCCTTGAATGTAAAGTTCTTCTTTCTTAGCTGCCTTGTTCTTTCAACAATGGTTTCTCTATTAATCATCAGAATCCTCTAAACTTTCTTTCTCTTCTGATTCGAGTATTACCACGGCCCTTGGATTGACGTGATGTGATTGTTGGCATACTCATTTCTGACCAGTAATGAAACAGACAATCATATCTTAATGCGTCAAGTGGATCTTCACGCCCGTCTTTTTTTGGTTCGTCTTTTGTTGGACTCCACCCATAAGACAGTATAGCCTTTCTGAATGAATTGCCAATTGCCCTTTCACCACGCATCCACACTTCACTTGTACAAAGATATTTCTTTTGAGCAAATGCACGTTTAACTTTTTGGATGCCGTTTAACACATTGGTCATAACAGGATCTGTGGTGAACTTTAAGGGCACACCTATTCCACCTTCATGTGGTAATTTCTTCATTGCTCTAAATGCAGAACGTCCTGTCTGATCATTTCGAGCTGCACCCGCTTTATCTGCCACACCTGAATCTAACCAGATTCTAGGACCAGGTGCTTGATTCATCAATGAACGTGGCCACGCTATCAATAAGATCATCCTTGCGAGTTCATCAATTGTACATTCCTGTGGATTGATTTCATGCACAATGATTGTTGCTTGTCTTTCCTCATCATACACCATGATCAATACAGATGGTTTTCTGAATCCCCAGTCCACAGAAATACGGCCTGTCATTGTTGGCTTGTACTTGAAGTCATTGATCACATGCTTTGCAGTCCATTCAGAATAAATCAATCCACTTGGTGGCCTTGGTTCATTCATCACCATGGCAAGGCGTTCTTCTTCAGGAAGCAATTTAGTTGCTTCAAACCATTCATCACTTAGGTTGTTTTGATTTACATAGGAAGTGAAAAGCAAAGGTTCGTATCCTGCTTTTTCTGCAAGTGAACACCACCACGCATCAGCAACAGGCAAACCCACTAAGATCATAATGGGAGTAGGTCCACTTCTTAAACGTCCTAGTGCCTTTTGAGCAACCTCATCATCTTTGAATGTTTGACATTCATCAATCAAGGCAACACCACTTGTGATGTTTAGACCTTCAAGTGGATTGTGCGTGGCTTCTCTTGTACCTGGTCTAAAGTATGACCTACACCATATGGATGAACCCGTGATTGGATCAGACCATTTTGATTCAAGTGCATTGAAAGTCCAACCTATTGGACCTAACCATTTTTCGATTTCAGGACCAAGTACAGATCTATATCGAGGTGATGTGTCAGTGACTAAAAGAGAGGATGTACCTGGTCGTATACGACTAATGAACCACAAAGCAAACACTAGTCCACTCGTCTTACCTGATCCCCATCCACACCGCGCGCTTATCACTTTGTCTTGTCTTCTGATTCGAGCAACAATGTTTTGTTGTAGTTCATTTAAGTTTAAGTTCATGGCAGTTTGAAAGTCTCCATAAAATCAAGCGTGTCATTTAAGTCTGACTTGTGCTCAATCATGTCAAACAGATGATGAGGTGTTGTAGCGTTGTGGATGCATTGGGCATATTGGTCAAAGTCATCAAACATCACCATGGCCTTCTTCACTGATGGATGATCTTTTCTTGATTCAGCTGTTGGCATATATGCAATGCACCAGATTGGACCAAAGACTTTTGCAGTTGAACATTGAACCACTTCTTGTGAATTAAAGGAGGTGCAACCAATGACCAGCAAGTTCAACTTTTCAACAGTGCTTTTTGAATGTCTTTGCAAGAAGTCAAGTGCACGTTTAGATTTATCATTATATCTAAAGATGTTCTTAAGGCCATCAACCAGACCTCTTTTCTTAAAAGATTCATTGGTCAATAATTTAAACTCGACCAACATCTGTGTTTTAGTTTTCTTAATAAGATCAGAACCAGTATCAACACTATAATTGATTTTGTAGGATAGGTCATACAGATGACTTTCACCATGGATCATTGAAACACTCATGTATTGATCTTTGTAGCATTGTCGAACAATGTGGTGATTGTTCATCTGTGATTGAAAGAAAGCCATTGAACCCATTGCTTCAAACTTGTGTCCTGCTGACACTCGCCATGGATATGCAGGCAACCCAACGTTGTCAATGTATGTATTGTCATATAAGTTGATTGATGTTTGTTCTGTATTCATGTGTTCTCCTTTGCATGAATTAAGTTTGTTTAATTAAGTTGTCTGCCATGTAGTGAATCATTTCAGCTATTGACCCCGCTGAATATTTACCTTGAACTAAAACAGGATCAACAGCAGTCCATGATTCTTCAACCAGATTACCTATTTCTTTAAGTCGTTCTTCAATGCCTTCAATTGAACCAAGTGCCTGCATCAAGTTGTTCATTTGATCTTTACTTAAAGGAACCTCTTGCAATGCTTGAAGTCTTCTAGTTGTCCAACTAGGTCTATTGCATAACCACCTCCAGAAGAACGTTTCATTTAAACTGTCAGGGTTGTCTCTATGACAATCTCTACATAAAAGAACTAAGTTAGATGGTATTGATTCACCCCCTCTTGAATGTGGAATGATATGGGCAACCTCTAGTTTTGTTTTATTCCATAAGTCACGCCAATACTTCATTCCATCTTTACGAGTAGAGAAAGACTGCATTGGTGATGCACATGCAAAGCATTCAGGAAAGTCCTGATCTGCACAAATGAAAGAAGGGGATACACCAGTTTTTTGGATGATTGAAATTACTCTCTTTTGTCCTTTGTCTGTATTCATCCAATAATCAAACACCTTACTTTTCAACACCTGCTTTCTTTCAACCATCGTGCAGCTCCTTAATTATTCCATGTCCTTCTTCAAAGTCATCTAGTGCAATCTCTCTATTTGGAAACGAATAATAAGATTGATACCCTTCAAACAATGCCTTTAAATGTTTAGTGCGTTCATCACATGGTTCATACTCTTCAAGCAATGTGTGTACAATGCCATCAATAAATGTCAGAACGTTCATACTGATCTGATCTTGAAGCAATTCAAATTCATGATCCAATGCTTTATTCAACTCAGTATCATTGACTTGATCAATCAGCTTTTTTAAGAAATCTAAACGATGAGTACAAGGTTGTCCATGATGAACAATAGCCTTTGACTTCTTGTGAAATAATACAAGGCAGATCCATGATACTAGACTATTTATTATCTTCTTCATTGCTGCCTTCTTTCCTTTGTACATTTAATAG